GGGCTGGAACCATGGCGCAGTAAGCCGCATCCGAAATGTCCGCTGATGGCAAGATTAAAAGAAAATTACAAGGAGTGATTTTATGGGAATGCCTGTATTGATTTTAGGCGCGTCCGGCTCTGGCAAGTCCACGAGCCTGCGCAATTTTGAGCCGACGGAGGTTGGCGTGTTTAATGTGGCGAGCAAGCCACTGCCATTCAAGAAGCGGCTGAACGTCGTAAACCATGCGACGTATCAGGTCATCCAGAAAACGTTGGCGAAGAACAACCTGCGCTGCTACGTTATCGATGACTCGCAGTACCTCATGGCGTTCAACATGTTTGACCGCGCGAAGGAAGTAGGCTATCAGAAGTTCACGGACTGCGCGTTGAATTTCTACAATCTACTAGCGCTGATCCGCGACCATACAACCGATGATACTATCGTTTATCTCCTGCATCACACGGAGCGCGATGATACTGGTCATATTAAGGCTAAGACTAGCGGTAAAATGCTGGACAATCAGCTGACGCTCGAGGGCCTGTTCTCCGTCGTGCTGCTGGCAGAGACCGACGGTAAGGCGCACTGGTTCACGACACAGAGCGATGGCTTCACGCCTGCGAAGTCTCCGATGGAGATGTTCACGCTTAAGATTGACAATGACCTGAAGGCCGTGGATACAGCTATCCGCGAGTATTATGGATTTAACGAGGAGGCAAAGAAAAATGAAAAAGCTTAACTGGGAAAATGTTGAAGCTGCGAGTGAAGGCTACGCAGCGCCGCCTGCTGGCGGTTATGTACTGGCCATCTGCGCGGTCGAGGACCACGCCGACAAGCAGTACCTGAAAATTTACTGCGACATCGCCGGTGTAGCAGACAAGGCCAACGAGCAGTTTGTTGGTTATTATGGCCAGCGCAAGGAGCGCAGCGGTGACAAAATTCCGCTGTTCAGCTTCATCCGTAGCTATAAAGATAGCGCATTGGGTTTCTTCAAATCGTTCCTGGTGGCGCTGGAAAAGAGCGGCAACACTGGCTTTGTAGCAGACCGCTTTAATGGCAATGAGCAGCAGTTCTGTGGTATGGTCGTCGGCGCTGTACTTGGACAAGAAGAATACGTCTGGAACGGCAAATTGAACGTAAGACTTAAGGTGCACACCGTATGCTCTGTAGAGCGTATCCAAAAGGGCGATTTCAAGGTGCCGCCTATCAAAAAATATGAAGGCGAGATTCCGGCTAATAATGCAGCTCCTACGTCCTACACACCTTTCAGCAGTGTAAACGATGCGGACATCCCGTTCTGAGCTGCATCTTGACGATATCCGTCCTTACCTTGTGGGAGCCAAACAAAAAGGCTCCCATATTACTGCTACCTGTCCCTTGTGTGGCAAAGCAGGGCATCTGCATATCGATGAGAAAAACGGCACATTGCTGGTCTATTGCCAAAAGTGCAACGCTCCTGGCACGGACATTCTGAGAGAGTTCCGCCGGCTGGGAGCGAAGCCGGCGGAGCCAGAGCCTGTAGATTATAAGACTGTAAAGCCTGTTGAGGATTACCGCCATATCTACCGTAATCCCGACGGCACAGAGGCTTATTACAAGCGTCGCCGCAAATGGGCTGATGGGCACAAGGTGTTCAGCTTTGCATATATCAATGCCGAAGGGCGCACGGTGTATACCAAGCCTGAAGGATGTAACAACTTATATAACTTAGATTTACTAGCACAACATCGGAGCACAAAGTTGTACATCGTTGAAGGCGAGAAATGCGCCGACGCAATGACGTCTGCCGGTCTACTGGCAACCACGAGCAATACCGGAGCCCAGAAGGCTATCAAGCTGAGCGCGACGGACAAGGCACTGCTGGAATCTTATGCAGAGCGCATCGTCATTCCCGACAATGACGAGAAGGGCACCGATTATGCTGCAGCCTGGCAAGGCGCAAAGGTCATGGACATCACTAAGCTGTGGCCTGACTGCCCGCCTAAAGGCGACATCGCAGATTACTTTGCAGCTGGCGGCACAGCCGAAGCTATCGAAGCCTACGAGTGGCCTGTGGTGCTCTCTCTGGACAGAGAATTCTTTGAGGGGTGCGACAGGTTCAGCCTTATCGATGAGGCGCTTCTGGAGGCAATAGCGGCGCTCACAGAGCCGTCCAAGCGTCAGCAAGTGCTTTCCATGGCGAGGTTTCGCGCTGGGGAGCTGTGCTGCAAGAGGGAGTTCGAGAGCTGCTGGAAAGCGTACCTGCAGCAGCAGGCAGCTAAGGGAATCAGGTCAGATAATCTGACAAAATTCCCGCAGCAGCTATTTGCCTTGCGGTGTGGTAACTGGAACACATCAATTAATGGCGTGTATCGAGCGGTACAGGTCGGGACAGAATATAAAAACGAATACGCAAGTCCCATCCCCATTATGCCGACGGAGCTGCTGGTGAACGTGGAGGATGAAACGGAAAAAATCCGGCTTGCGTATTTTAAAAATGGCGGCTGGCAGAGCGTGGTGGTTCCGCGTTCCACGTTAGCCAATAAAAACAAAATAATCCTACTGGCAGATAATGGCGTTGAAGTCAACAGCGACAACGCCGGTCTGCTGGTGAAATATCTGGCAGAGGTCATCGCCATGAACCCGGACATCCTGCCGCGGGTAAAGTCGATTGACCACATGGGCTGGTCCGATGCAGGCTTTGTGCCGTACACTGACGAAGTCAAGCTGGACTGCGAGGAGCAGTACAAATCTCTGGTGCAGGCAGTCTCCAGCAAGGGCACGCTGGAAGAATGGGCGGCCTACGTCGCCCCGCTCCGTCAGAACCTCTATATGCGCCTGATCCTGGCTGCAAGCTTTGCGAGCGTGCTCGTCGAGCGCGTGTCCGCTCTGCCGTTTGTGTTGCACCTTTGGGGCGGAACCGGCAGCGGCAAGACCGTGGCCATGATGGTGGCTGCGTCTGTCTGGGGCAATCCCGGCATGGGCAAGCTGGTGCGGACCATGAATATGACGGTCAACAGCATGATGAGCACAGCGTCTATCCTGCGTAACCTGCCGTTTTTCGGTGACGAGCTGCAGACAATCAAGTCAAGATTTGAGAATTATGATACGTTGATCATGCGTGTCACTGAAGGTCTTGACCGCGGACGCATGACGAATGCGACCTTCCAGAGGCAGAAGTCCTGGCTGAACAGCTTTGTTTTTACTGGTGAAGAGCCATGCACGAAGAGTCAGTCTGGTGGCGGTGTAAAAAACCGCGTAATTGAAGTTGAATGTGACCAGCAGATAATCAGCAATGGTAACGCTGTTGTGAATTTTATCACGCAGCACTTTGGCTGTGCAGGCAGGGCGTTTATCGAAGCGCTGGAAGGGAAGAACCTTGCGGCTGATTATAATGAGATTATGCGCCTGGTGCTGGAAGTAACGGCTACGACCGAGAAGCAGGCCATGGCGATGGCTCTTATGCTGCAGGCGGATACTATTGCAAGCAAGGCTATCTTTGGTGATCCTGGCGATGTGCTGTCGCCTGAGGACATAGTTGGTTTTGTGAAGAGCAAGGCTGAAGTCGATGTTAGCGAGCGGGCATTCAACCTTATTGTTGACGTCATCGGTGCCAACGCCGACAAATTCGATACCGAATTTCACGATTTTGCCGGATATGCTTACTGGGGCAGACGTAAGAATAATGGCGTAATCCTAATTAATAAAACCGTTCTTGAGGAAGAATTAGAAAAGAAAGGTTTTGACTATGCTGCTCTAAAGAAAAAATGGGCTGAAGCAGGTCATCTGCTGAAAACGACGCAGGGAAGGTTCTTCGGACTATATTCTCTGAATCATGTTAGAGCAAATTATGTAGCTCTTTATGTAAAAGGTTAGCAATGTTAGCTAAAGGTTAGCTAAAAAAATGGCTTAACCATGCGGCTTATAAACCTTTAGCTAACATAATAACATTAGCTAACATAATTAAATATATACGTATGGAGTTTTCTGCTTTAGACTAGGGCGGAAATAAAAATAATATATATCGATATTCTTTCAAAAATGACGTTATCTTGTTAGCTAAAACTGAAAAACCGCTCAACCATGCGGTTTATAGGGTTTTGAAAGGTTATCTGGAAGGTTAGCGAGCTAACATCAAAAGGTTCGCTAAACCGGAAAAGGAGGGAAAATAATGAAAAAATCATTAAATGATTCACAAAATACAAACGTAAATAATGCGCTGCTTGAAATCAATGATTGGCAGTGCTCCGGTGATGTTGATTATCTGAAATCTGCAGTCGCATATTTGCAGGCTGCCATCAAACTGGAGGGACAAAACAATGAATAAGCAATACCTGATGTTGAATCTGGAGTCTGACACCTTTAAGGGCATGAAGGCCGATTTTAATGAACTGCTGCAGCAACTGCTGGAGAAGCTCTTTGCTGGCCGTATTGCTGATGGCTCTATCAGCATGAAGCTGTCCGTCAGCTTGACCGAAACCTATTCTGAGACAATGGGTAAGGACATTTCTGTACCGCTGTTCAAACATAAAACTACCGCCAACTATACGGAGAAGCTGGAGAATGCCGGTGCTGTTTCCCTGCCTAACACGTATCTGGAATACGACGAAGACCTCGGGGAGTTCGTCCTGAAGCCTTGCGGCGGCGAGCAGGACATGTTCGCGGAGCAGGAAGCTGAGGCTGATGAAGCAACTGTCGACGTTAAAGCTATTCCGCAAGATTGCCACCGTCCCCTGCAGGTGCGTGATCCTATGTGCAATGACTGCGCTAATCGCGATACCAGCGCCTGTGACCATTGCGATGGCTGCGACAAGTGGGAGCCGACGGTAAAATGATTCCGCTGCGTCCCTACCAGCAGGAGCTGGTGGATAATATCCGCAGAGCAATCGGTCAGGGGCGGCACAGCGTGTGTGCGGTGTTGGGCTGCGGCGGTGGTAAGAGCGTTATACAGGGCAACATCGCCGCCAGCGCCACGGCACGCGGCAACAGGGTGCTGTTTGTTGTTCACCGCAAAGAGCTGTGCCAGCAGATTACCAATACTTTTGCTGCATGTGGCGTAGACTTCTCTCTCTGTACCGTAGGCATGGTGCAGACGGTCTGTCGCAGGCTGGCAAAGACTCCGGAGCCGAAGCTGATTCTGGTTGACGAGGCTCATCACATCCTGTCGCAGAGCTATTTGTCCATACTGCAGCATTTCCCGGGAGCTGTAGTCTTAGGATTTACCGCCACGCCGCAGCGCATGAACGAGGGTGGTCTGGGTGCCGTCTTTGAAGAGCTCATCGAGTCAGTGAGTAGCGAGTGGCTCATCCAGAACCATTATCTGGCACCGTACAAATACTACGGCGTGCAGCTGGCGGATGCCAGCAAGCTGCATACTAAACGCGGCGACTACGACAAGGCTGAGATTGAAGCGCTTATGAATAAGCGTGCCATCTTTGGCAGTGCTGTTGAGAACTGGCTGCAGCTGGCAAAGGGCAAGCAGACAATAGTGTATTGCTCGTCTATCGCCACCAGCGAGGGTACAGCGGCCGCTTTCCGGGAGCAGGGGATAAATGCTATGCACCTTGACGGTACAACGCCGCAGGCGCAAAGACAGGCCGCCGTAGAGGGGTTCCGGCGCGGTGAGGTCACGGTCCTTTGCAACGTTGATTTGTTTGGCGAGGGCTTCGATGTGCCTGACTGCGATTGCGTGGTGCTGATGCGGCCTACCAAGTCGCTCACGCTGCACATCCAGCAGTCGATGAGGTCGATGCGTACCAATCCCAACAATCCGGATAAGGTCGCGCTGATCCTGGACCATGTTGGCAATTTCACCCGGCACGGTCTGCCGGATGATGTGAGGGAATGGTCTTTGGAATCCAAAGCCAAGAAGAAAAAGCAGGAGCTCAGCGTCAAGCAGTGCCCGAATTGCTTTGCCGTGGTCAAGTCAGCGGTCACCGAGTGCCCTCTCTGTCATTACGTGTGGGAAAAAGAAGAGCGCGAAGGTCCGGAGGTCGTGGAGGACATCATCCTGCAGGAAGTCGCGCGCATGCCGTATAGTAAACACATCGAGTGTAAGTCATGGGCGCAGCTGGAGCTGTTCCGCTCGACGCACAAACGTGCTGATGGCAAGGTTTTTAAGTTCGCCTGGTCGCTACACAAAGCGGTGCAGCTGGGGCTGGCAGTACCGGAGCGGTACCGCAGTGCCGCTATCCGCCTGCTGCGTCAGGATGAATACAGGAGGTTAAAGTTTGAATAAATCTGAAGCTCAAATCATGAAGGAGATTGAGGTTGCTGTGTCTGCCGCAGGGCACAAGATTTTCCGCGTCAATGTTGGCGAGGGCTATCTGTACCGCACACAGCCGACGCAGGCGACGCTTGACCTTGAGAACAAGCGCAGCCGCTGGTTTAAGAGCGGACCGCCGCAAGGCTACAGTGATTTGTCTGGCGTAGCGTATCCGTCTGGCAAGGCAATCTTTATCGAGTGCAAGACGGCAACCGGCAAGCCGACGCTTCAGCAGTGCGTGTTCCTGTTGGCGATGTTGGCAGCAGGTGCCAATGCCGGTATCGCACGCAGCTCCGAGGAGGCGTTGGCGATTTGCGAGATGACGGACGACCTGCGTCAGAAGATGGGGGAGTATATCCATGGCTGGTTGGTTAAGCTTAGGCAGCGTGGTAAGTGATCCGTGGCCTGATTGTGCCGATAGCGAGTTCTGGAGGCAGCTGCTACCAAGCGCTGCCCGCCATGATCACAAGCTGTATGTTAAGCTCATCGGTCTACACTTTGCCGGAGCAGAGCTGCTGCCTAGTGCACGCTTCGGCCTGCGCCTGGTCATGGCTAACGAGGCGACGGTGACTCAGCAGGAGGCGAGGGAGCTGCTTGCTCCCCACTCTGAGTTGCTATTGAATTTATTTTTACACATAGGAGGTGGCGCAGGTGGACAACAAAAAACTGATACATGATACTGTTGTGGCAACGCTGGCTGCCTTAAATAGCCAGCCTAAGCCGCAGGACTGCTACAAGGCGACGGAAGCACGGCTGTATGCTTACTCGACGCTGCGCGCGAACATTGAGCAGTACAAGCTTGATATCCGCGACCTGAAGGCGGAGCGTGTCACGGAAAAATCTAAAGACATTACCTGCTGGGGCGGCGCAAGCTCACGCCTGACGCCCGAAGAGAAGCAGCAGGCACGCATTATGGCTGTAGAAGTTAAGCTGGCGCGTGATCAGGCGGAAGTTGCTAAAATCAACCGCATCCTTGACCGGCTGGAAATCAGCGAGGGTACAGACGCTGTTGATATCATCCGTCAGGCGTATTTTTTCTGCGTGCCTTTGGATGATATTGCGCTGCATGAAGGTGTATCGCTCTCGACCATCCAGCGCAGGCGCACGCGCCTAGTGCGGCAGCTGGCGTTGATGTTATATGGAGCGGAGGCGTTGATGTAATGACAATTCTTTCACGTAAACGTATCTTACAAACGAAAATCACTTGCAAGACTAGCCGCATCTGCCCGCGTCAGCGGCAGTGGGCAACTCTTAGAGTGGTACAAAAATCCACGGTTCCGGCACCTAGTTTCCTTTCAAAATTAATCCGCAAGCACCGCGAAGTTATATTACTTCGCAGTGCTCGTGGCTGTTGTCAAGTTTTTGCTTATTGCGTAACGGAGGTGACGCCGATATTATGATTAATTTGTATCCTGTGATTGCTGAAAAATTGCATATCCCTGTTGGCAAGGAGTTTAAGCTCAAGCCTAAGCGTGGCGGAGTATATCCGGCGCAGTACCGTTTCAGCGCTGATGATTTGGAGTACCGTCCGAGCCAGTGCTGCCATTGGTCAAGTATAGGTAATCAGTCCATGCAGATGCGTATTTTTCTTGCTTTGCTGCGTGGCGGTGTGGAGGTGATTAAAGATGAGTAAAAATTTAATCCCGCAAATTGCCAAAATGCTCGGCGTAGAGCTTGGCGAAGAATTTCAAGTCAAAGGTGATGATGAAATGACCTATATTTTCACTGACGACGGATTAAAAATAACTTATGCTGGCGGTATTGAAATATCTCAAATATCTACTAACTCAGCCTTTGTTGCCTTGGTGATGGGTAAGGAAGAAATTGTGAAGCTACCGTGGAAACCCAAAATGTACGAGGAATACTGGACGTTCGGAAAATTGGGGAAACAATGGACTGTGGGAACTCTCTCGTGGAAAGAACTCCCATATGAAATTCTTTTATTAAGCAAAGGCTGGGTATACCGTACTCGTGCTGAAGCGAAAACGGCATTGCCTGCTGTGGCGAAAGAAATGGGCGTGGAGTTTATAGTTTAGGAGGATTATTATGACTGAATATAACGAATTTACATCGTTTATTGATGACGAGCTTAAACGCGTAGCTGATTTATTCGCAGAAAAACAGCAGCAGTACTCTGCTGGCGCTGATCCGCTGTCAAACTTCCGCACCGGTGCATTGCTGGAGCATCATGATGGTGGCTATGACATGATGTATGATGTGGCTAAGGGATATCTGAATAAGCACATTGCTTTCCTCTATGACCATGGTATTGCTGACAAAACGGAGGAATCCTTGCGCGACATGGTGGTCTATGGTCTGATTATGTTGTACATGGTCAAGAAGCACAAGGAATGGATTGCACAAGTGAAGGAGTGACCTTGATGAGCAGTAAACGTAAACTTAAGCGCCGCAATCCTGCGCCGGTGGCAGGCTTTAAATACGAGCGCATGTGCCAGGCTGTGTCCGAGCAGGCAATCTATCGCGTGCTGGCTGTTGCGATTGATATCCTCTGGAATAACTTTGGTGGCCTGCAGCCTAAACATACACGTCTGAAGTTCTTTGTAGAGACATTCCGCGAACGTCTGGAAGTTGTAGACCAGGGCTTTACGCCGAAGCAGCAGGCGGCTATGGACGAGCTGCAGCGTCAGGCTGGTTACAGCGTGATTTGCAATTCGAAGTAAAAAAAGCGGTAAAAAAGCAGGATTTTTTATTTCTCAGGTAGAATAAGATAAATATCTTATTCTACCTGTAATTTTTGTGGGTGTTGACGAATTTAGATAATGATTGTACAATATAGCAAGCTATAGCTAAATATAGCAAGATATAGGACGTGGTATACTTATGGTTAACATCAAGGGCTTTCATGGCACGTTGGATGAAAAAGCTAATAAAATTTTAAATAGCAAATTTATCCACAGTAGCAAAAATAGTGAGTGGCTTGGTTCTGGTGTATACTTTTTTGAAAAACGAAAAGATGCAGAATGGTGGGCAAAATTGGAAGCTGGAAAGCCACAGAATCAAGGGAATTTGCCAACAGTTTTGTCAGCTGATATTATAACTGAAGATGAATTTTTCTATGATTTGGATTTTCGCTTCAATATGAATAAGATGATTGAAGAATCAAGGGATCTTCTAGAAGGCTTAGAAGGAAATCTTAATATGAATGAAGCAGAGATAAGATGTGTTGCGTGTAATTTTTTTGCTAAATTATATGGAATAAAAGTATTTGCTTATACATTTCCATCTATAGCTCGAAATGTAATAGGATTTCCGTACACAAGAAAACAACGGCAAATTTGCGTGAATGATGATGATTGCATAAAAAATATACAAAAAGTTCAAGAAAGGGGGAGCTGAGTATGTCTTACACTGAAAAAGAATTGTTGTTCATAGAAGTTCTAAAAGAAATGGGCTTGGATTTTAAAGAAGGACCTGGAAGAATTACTATCGAAGGTATTCCTGCTGCCCAGTATCTTGATGAACACGATATTTTTGCAGTACCCGAAGAAGTATTTATTCAAGTAGGTTTTTCTGCTGAAGAAGAGTATCAAGAGGAGTTATTTGGCGATCGTGAGAGTAACTTGCGAAACGCAGCTTAGAAGGTGAGAAAATGGAAATACGAGGAAATAGCCAAAGTGCTTTGCGCTTAAAAAAAATATTTTTCCAAGATATTCATATGGAAAACAGTGGGGAAAAAACTAAAAATGTTGATGATGCACAAGCAGGATTCAGATTAGAGAAGCCGATCATTGACGAAAAATCTTTAAAAGTAGGTTTGCGATGCAAAGTAGAGATTGAAGGAGTTTTATATCTTCAACTATTGTTGATTGGTGAATTTGAAGGAGAAAATGAAGAGTTTCTAAAGCGTATGGTTCCTAATGCCATTGCTATAATTTTCCCATATATGCGTAGTCAAGTTACACTGATGACAGCGCAGCCGAATTTGCCGCCGATTGTTCTTCCTCCAATCAATATCAACTCATTATTAAAAACTGACCAGATAAAATTCTAAAACAATAATTTAATCGACCGTTCCGTTTTGGAGCGGTCGATTTTTTTTGAAAAAATGACTTGAAGCCGTGAAAAAAATGCGATATAATATAACTACAGAGAAGTGTCGGTAAAAACGGCATTTGTTATTGTCAAAGAGCGGTGCGCATTATTCAGATGTGCTCCGCTTTATTATATTACATACTTAGCGTCTGGCTTTTATAGCTAGGCGCTTTTTTATGCCCGGAAGCCGTAACCTAAGGGACGGGACATCCCTTTCTATTCTCAAATCCTCAACGGTAGCCCGGGCACCAAACTTGCGAATATTTACAAGGAGTGTTATCATGCATATAAGCCCATTGATTATGGCAGTGCGCATCTTAGATGCTACTTATCCGAAAGATCAGAATCCTGAAAATTGGCGTACCATTAGTGGTGCTAAAGTGCATCTTGATGGTAATGGTGACATCGATGGTGGTGCTGGTGGAAAGTTTACAGGGGAGAGTTTTACTGGTAAGAGCAGTAAAGCTGAGAATTATTCAGCTTCAGCTAGTTATGGCACTCAAACAGTACCACAGAATTCAGTGGAGGGTGTACTTCCCAAGAAGAAGTCATCGTTACGACAGGCGGCAAAAGTTTTTACAGAAGCGGAGACGGTTGGGTTAAGTAGTTTATCTAAAGCGTCAGACTATTGCCGTAATCTTGTACAATATGCTAAGGACAATAATGTTACGTCAGTTAAAGTTAGTAGACTAAAAAAGCCGTTAAAGGAAAAAGAGATTATTGCTCGAATTGCTGGTGGCGACGAGACCCAGGGCTCTTGTGCTTCTTTAGCCCTTGCTTATATTGCTAATAAATGTGGCCTTGATGTTTTGGATTTTCGTGGTGGTGAAAGTCAACAAATGTTTTCAGATCTTTTCAATTTAGTTCGGATAGGACGTTTTTCTGGTGTGGAAGAGGTGAATGGCTTAACTTCATTGTCAGATTTTGAAAGCTTATCGGGATTCCTTGCTAATTTAGAAATGAATAAAGAATATTTTTTCAGTACTGGTGCTCATGCGGCGATTGTAAAAAGGACAAAAAGAGGATTTTGTTATCTAGA